TTGCCCCAACATGTCATGTGAACTGGAAGTATGTAAAACATGCACGCGGACATATATTTTGTCATCGCTAAGTGATGCGCATTGTATGGGTTGCAAGATTGGGTTTGACCAACAGTTCTTGTTGAGTAATTTGAATGTTTCATTTGTCAAAAAAGACTACCGAGAGCATCGTCGTGCAGTTTTGTTTGAAGAACAAAAAGCACGGATTCCTAATGCACAAACACTGGTTCAAGACCAAATTAAGATTGACGCCATAGTTTTATTGAATAATAATGACAATGACCAAATTAAAGATTTGACACAGAAACTGAAAAATCTCAAAGAAACAGTTGCATCACGGAAAAATAATATCAATCGCATCATACGTGGAGAAGTGACTTCTGCGAAAGAGAGGCGCGATTTCATTATGCCATGTCCAGATGAAAATTGCAAGGGTTTCTTGACATCTGGATACAAATGTGGTTTATGTAATAAAAAAGTATGCAGTCAATGTATTATAATTATCGGGGACGAAGAACATGAATGCAACCCTGACATGGTTGCGACCGCTGCGATGATTAAGCGGGATACAAAACCATGTCCAACATGTGGTGAGCGCATCATGAAGATTGACGGATGTGACCAAATGTGGTGTGTGAAATGTCATACCACATTCAGTTGGAACAAAGGAATAATCGAGAAAGGAAATATACATAATCCTCACTATTATAATTGGTTGAGAACACAGAGTGTAGATGGGACAATCCCGCGCGTAGCGGGTGATGGTGTAGTTGACAACCGTCGTCAATGGTCAATCCTATATAGAATGATGACTTCTTTCAAGATGGATGAAAACCTCATATCTATTATTGATTATTCTCGCGCTTTCATGATACACGTAACGAGTGTCGAAATGAGAAACATTGCACCTCAGAGACCAAATACAAACAATACAATTGCTTTAATGACCACAGACGAAGGTGAATTAGTTAAATTTTTGCGCAACCAAATCACTGAAAAACAATTCAGAGAAGGTCTTGCAATTCGAGATGTCGCACGAAAAATTGATTCTGACATTCATGGTATCTACACAATGTATACAACTGAAATTGGAAAGATTATATTGGAATTGGAATCTGCCGATTTGACTCAGGGTATGGTACTTAAATCGTGTAATGCATTGATTAAAATTCATTTGCTTTACACAGAGCAATTGATGTCGGTGAGTAATATTTGTAATAGAGTAGTTTGCATATTTGCAATTGGACGATCAGCGTGGAATGGTCGTCGAAAATTCACAACAATTGCATCAGTCAAGAATCATCAAAATTTAATGATGAATATTAAAACGCCATTAGACTTTTGTAAATTATTTAATTAAGCCCAAAAGAAAACTTTCAGTCCCAATGATTGTTTTTCTTTTGATAACGAACCCATTCGTCACGAGAAATATAAATTGTACGATTCATATACGCAGCGGGAAGCATAAATTCCGCAAAATTAGGCATCTTGCGATTGCATTTAACCTGACGGCCATCATAAATAATTGTATCAGGCCAATTAAACGTCATAATTATGATAGTATATTATTATTATTTATATTGTTTATTTAATCTATTAGTGCCCTCAGTGTCAAACTGTTATATATATCATAATAATGATGTAATTTCAAATAGGTAATATTTCTCAAAATATTATATTCTTTATTATAACTGATTCGTCTAGAGCGTGTTTCAAAACGTTCTGCCTGTTTATAATAATGATATGGATAATCTGTGCGACATCCACATCCAAGTAGTTCTTCAATTTCAGCCATATAATAGCGAGCAATCCATTGATTTACAGAAACTTTGTTAGCAAATGACAAATCCAATGCCATTTTTGTGAATAAACCCTGTTTATTTGCAATCAATGGTGCCATATTAAAATGTTGTTTTGTTTGAAACAATTGTATATGTTCACGTGCCCAATTATTAGCCATTAACCAGCCGGTCAGTCGCATATCCCTTATAAGTTTATTCACACAGCATGCCACCAATTGATTTTCAGGTGCAAGATGTAAAATGATTTCATACAAAATATCATATGATAGACATTGTGAAATGTCTATTTGCATTATAATTAAAAACAGTTGGTATATAATTTTGTCAATTTTATAATCGCAAATTTTCACCAAAATGACGGCGGAATGATTTGTTGAAGAATTTGACCCAATTTTCATTAATCGGTTCATCAGGTTGTCGCCCGATATTTTTAATACTTGTTTTAAATATAACTTTATTTGGCAACAATGTAAACCCACTTCCACGTTTAAAATGCGTATACCCCTTGAATAATATTTTATTCAAAACAGTATTAATTTTTTGAATTTCACATGGTTCGGTAAAATCACTGATATCCATTCTACAATTACTTTTATATGTAAATATATTATAAAGTGGATCATCATACACTTTATAATATTTATTACAGCAATTATTATTCAGAACCAACCCAACCCCTTCAATTGAATTAATATCATTATTCATTTCTATTACATATATATAGGGTAGGTTATTTAATGATGCCGCCATGGGCGATGATGAATTATATATACATGCTTGATTATTTTTTTTCCGCCATAAACAATTTTCTTTCCATGTATCATCTGTAAAACGGGTTGTAGCACATCCAAATTTGTCACTCATTTGTGGTGTTACCAATTTCTATAAAAAAGTTTCAATTATACGAATCAACTGTGTTTTTTTGACATTGAGCGAGTACATCTAACATATGATTCACTAAAATGGTCGAGTGTTTCTTGAATTGCTTGCAGTTTTTTTGAATATTCATCAACGATTACATATTCATGTGTCGCAATTTCTTGAGTTTTCCCCGTGGTATCTTGTATACCCACATCGTCATCCGAGTAATCATCAGCAGATGATGATGTATCAATTGATTGCTGACTTGAACCAGATTGACCGCTATCATCATCATCAGAATCCGATTCAACAACATCAACTTCCGTATCATCGGCACTAGCAACTTCTGTGTCATCTGCACTAGCAACTTCTGTGTCATCTGCACTAGCAACTTCTGTGTCATCGGCACTAGCAACTTCTGTGTCATCGGCACTAGCAACTTCTGTGTCATCTGCACTAGCAACTTCCGTATCATCGTGGTCGGGCTGGACACCGAGGTGAAAAGGAGGAGTATGAGTTGTCAAACTGCTTACAGTTTCATAACTTTCTTCTAGAGGGGTGATTACATTATCGGCAACCACGTTGTCAAAGATATTTTTGTTAAAATTTTCAATCGAATCTTTTCGTCGATTGACATTTAACTGGCACAGCTGCTGATGGTGGAGTTGTTCTTCTAGTTCTGCAATGCGAAATTTTAATTTATAACATAGGTTCACAATATTATGTCTATTATTAACATATATATTCCAATATCGATTATACTCATACCATAACCTGGATGTTCTATAGGTACAAATATTATGTACTAAATCAGCACTTTCTGTATTATTTGGTTGGTTCCATTGTGATATATAAACAGTAGCATGTTTGAAACCTCTAATATGTTTTCCAAATTCTACATTATCAATTTTACAAACATTCAGTTGATTTTCAAAAACTGAGCGCACGTCGCGAGGTTTAATACTCTTACGAACTGACATATTAATAACAGAAACCTGATTAATCTGCATTATATATGTAATAGGAGACGTTTTTAAATTCAATTTTAAAAAGCAAGAATATAAAAACAGTTTTGTGTCGGTGGTACCATGGTAGTTATTTTTAATTGATTTAAAATATTATGCGAAAGTGGTAGAACATCATGACTTCTGCAAACATAGATGCACAAATAAGTGATAATGCAATGACGGTATCACCAACACACGATTCTCAATTCAGTGTAAACCCATTACCAACGCAAATCCTTAAAAAGAGTGCGACATGGTTCTGTTTGAAAGATATATTAGAAAGTTTCGACCCAGATAAGTACGAAAAATCAACTGCGAAATATAGAAAGCCATCCTACCAGCGAGGTATTAAAAAATCGCACGAATGGAACCGTGAACTTATAAATAGTATAATAGAAGGGAAAGCAATTGGCGGGATTGTAATGTCAAAGTGGTTACGAATTGTAAAGAATGAAAGCGGTGATGATGTGGTGGATGAATTTTATAATATAGAAGATGGTGGAACACGTCTAGGTGCATGTAAAATGTTTATGCAATGTGAGTATGCAAGTAAATATGGCGAATATAATGGAGAGGTGAAGGAAAATTTTGATAATTACAAAGTAGCGATTGAGTTGCTTGAAAAATCAGACAATTGTGAAAACAATAACAAATATTTCAAAGAGCTTTGCAAAAATTTTAGTTGGTTGCAAGAAGGGACACCATTGACTGCGAATGACAGATATGCGGCAAATTCGGAAGATGCAACATATAGTTATATTGGTTCGGATATTGTTAATTATACAATAGCCTTAGCTAAAGGGAAAATGTTCAAAGATATATTTGAGTTAGGTGCAGTCGGTGCATCTACAGCCAATAGAAATAAACTAGCGGTTGCAATATCGATTGTTTCTGGTGCAATGTGGGGACCATCCTATGCAAATATTCAATATTCAAAACACATCGATAAATTGTATAATGAAATTACAGATGGTGAAAAAGAAAATTGTTTGGACATATTAACATGTATACAGAAAGTTAAAATGCGTTTGTTGAAAGAGAGACCATTGCAAGAGAAAGAGAAGTTCAAATCGAATTTTAATAATACCGCCAAATTCGTTGGTGCGATGATTGCAGATTTATATGACGTGTCTCATGATGGTCTTACGGAAAGTTATAAGTCTGATTTTGAAACAAGATGGGTTAATGTTATTAATGAATGGCGCAGTAAAGAAAAGTCACAAGGCGATGAATGGTTGGAAAAAATCGTATATAATGATCTATCGGTTGCAAATAAGCGAAACTCTTTGGGACCGGATTTATGCGCAAGAATGAAAGCGGTGAAGAAATTGTATGAAGTAAATTAAAAACGATATAACAATTAAAAACGATATAACAATTTATGACAATATATATATATATATGCGTTTTTTTTATGATGGCATTTCATATGGACCAACTGTGAATAAGAATCAAAGTTATACTGGTACAGAGTTGGTTGAACTGATTGTTCATACAATTAAGCAGCTTTATCACGAAGGAAGGGATATTACGATGGAAGAATATAATCACATAGGAAAAATAGATATAGATAATATTAATATAGACACCATTATGTATTGCCAAGAACTGTGTGGTGCAAGAATTATTTTACCATCAAAACTTTAAATTGATATTAATTTGAAACACATATAGAGCATGTATATGACTGATTTATACCATACCACACAAATGGAAGACGTTTTTAGAAGACCGGCATTAACCTTTTCAGAGAGGAAAGACCGTGCTAAGGCGAGGGCAATTTTGATGCAGAGTCAGGAATATGTAATTGAGATGTACATATGTAGGCGATATAAATATCATGGACCAGAATCATATCGTCGGGATAATTTATATACAGGTATTGAGTTAATCCGAATCGTAAAGACGATGTTGCCAGATATGGCAGATATTGACGAAGAAAATCCAACACTTGACATATTAGAAAATTGTATTCGATTATTAAATCCGACAGATATTGGTACTCGATGATTAATGTTAAATTGATTTAAATATTTTTTTGATAGATAGAGAGTATAGATGTCACGTGGTATTGGTCGATATATGGGCAATATGCGTGCTATTGATTTCGGCCATAATTTAATTGGTCAAGTTATGGTAGTCGTTGCTATCATTCCAATTTGGTGGTGGTGTATGTGGTAGTTATATATATAATAAATAAACTTAAAGAAGTTACATATCATTATATGTATAGTGAGTCAGTGGCATTTTGTTATTTAAAATAGTTTTTTTCTATTTTATCTGACAAAGTTTAATGTTGTTGGTATAAATCCCGAGATGGATTTATGCTCCGTCTAATGGTTTTAGTCTCGGGTCTTATATGCCGGAGTGGGCGGTTCGATTCCGTCACGGAGCAATGGTAGGGAGGGTA